TGGTCGTTGTTCTTTAGGCATTTGTTGAATGCGTTTCCACTCATCAACAGCCTTGCGTTCACGTACCCATGAATCACGAGTCTTGAACGTGTACTCTGCACACTCACCAAATGTGCGACTAGGTGCCATAGAGAATCCTCTTGATTGTGAGGGCGAAGCGTTCACCACGCGGTGTCATTGACAGGATTATTCGATTACCCATCAATGGGTCTGGCTCCTTTTTGATTAAGTTAGGGCCGGGTTTTCCGAACCTATCCCAATCAGAAAGCATGTCCGTATTGCGACTTGCACTAGCTGAACTCATCTTAAGATCTTTCTCAAGATCAGTTTGCAGTACACGTTCGTGGATTGCGATGTAGACGAATGCTGCAACAGCTTGAGCCGGTAAGCTCTTTCTAAGAGCCCGAAACTCAGCCATCACCTCTAAAAGAGGTAACAAGTCTTCATCAACAACCTGTTTGAGGACCACTTTCGTCGGGATCAGACCACTCCCAAATTAGCTCAAACTGACGGTACGCTGCACTAATGGAGGATCTTGTGCAGGAAAAATGCAGCTTTCGTGCTGAAAAATGCCGCTGCCAACCACAATAAAATCCGATCAAAGGAAGATAGGCCAGGGTCATGCTGCCTCGTTCGCCGGATCAAGGTAGAACAGCCGTACTAGCGAGTCAATAGGGGTTTCGTCGTACCTCTCAGAAAATGCAGAATAGGCATAAAGCGATGGGTACAGCGTGAGATCCTCAAGATCGTCTTCAGGATCGAGTTGATCAAAGGTCAGCATCATTCGGGAAGGTAGTTAATCGTTCCGATAATGGAGTTAGTCAGGATCGTGACCTCATCATCAGATAAAGCATGATCTCGTATGCGGTTGTGAGCTTTTGACTCCAACTTGTACGCATACTCTTTCAGCTTATTCTGCTTGCGGTCATAGACACGAACTACAGCACAGTAAGGTTCAGGAAGATGCCAAGCCATGACTTCTTCCATCACTTCCTCAACGGTTGCTGTTTCGATGTCGTCGTCGTTTAGGTTGTTCACCTCCTCCCATTCGTTGGGAAATGGATCTTTCTTGGCCATAGGATGGGAGCTTAAAGCATCGTTCTAGTTCCTGGATCGATTCCAGATCACCCTCGCAGTCCACTAGGCATGCATTGAGCATGCAGAATTGACGGCTAAGGCGTTGTTGTAGCGGTTCAGGCAAGGAGTTGAGTCCTTGTGTGAACGACAGGCTTTTACTGTCGTGGAAGAAAAAAGAGAGGGGCGTTACTTCACGCGCCACAACTCCCCTTGGGCGAGGATCCACTCTCAACAGCGGTGGACCTGAGCTTCTTATGTAGCCGTGGTGAGGGCTGCTCCGGCATTGGTATCAGAGGCTCGCGCCTCCGATGCATCAATGATGCCGCGTCTCTCCACTTGTGCAACGCTTACCGGCCAGTTCGGCAGTCGTCACACAGAGCACGCTCCACAAGGTACGCCACGAGGTTGGACATGCTGCGTCCTTCCTTCTGTGACTGCTCCTCCACACGCTGAAACACCACCCCGCTCAACACCACTGTGAGCCGTTGGGTGGTAGTGCGCTTGTACTTGCGTGCGTCCATGAGAACTTGGGTGCGTCCCTGTGATGTCGTAACGAACCCTCCCCACAGTACACATGTACTATCGGTGGATGGGCACAACAAAAGGCCCCGAGGGTCATCCCCCCAGGGCCATCAGCCTGGCTGCTACCGCGTGAGCCGGTGAGCTGCCGTATTCAGTTGTTCAGAGATCTTAGCATCAAGCGATGGTAGCCTCTACTTTCTTTGCTTGAGAACCGTGTGCTTTGAATGCAACAACGCACTTACGATCGGCGACTGAACATAGCTTACATTCTGCACAGTTCTTGTCACTCCACTGGGCAGGGCAGACAAGGAACTTAACGCCGTCATGTTCCCAAGTCTTCCTATGTTCATTCTTCGGAACAATGCAAACGCTAGGGATGCCCTGTTTGTGCAGTTCTGCAGCGTGTGACTGACTGTGTGCTGATGCATTAACAGTCATTCCCATTGATGGGGCTTGCTTAACAATCTCACGGTTACCGTAGTATGTGAGATCGTGGTGAGTGTAGGTCCATGCTCTAAGCTTACGCTCAGCGCATGCATCAGCAATCAAACCAAAAGCGTAGATATTGATGATACCTTGCGAGCTAGGTAGGTCACCAGCCTGATTATGTCGCATACAGCTACCCTCTGGCAGTGTTTTGATTGCTGACACAAACGACTCTAGATCAATCCCTCTAGGTTTGTCTCTGTGTGGGCCGTCTGATACCGCATCCCAGTGTAGTTTGAGCGGGCCTGTTTCGGCATAGCAGCCACTACCCTTTAGTGGGCATGTTGTTGGGCAACTATCACGTGATGTTGTGCTGACTGCGATAGGACCGGTCTTAGCGTTTGATGATTTCTTGGTCAGGTGATACCAATGTGCCATGGTTACTCTTTGCAGTTGTGGAGTGAGAAGGAGAAATTAAACGACCCAGAACAATGCTTCTAGAAACTCATCCTCATCATCGAAAGCATCAGGAAATCCACGTCCTTTGTTGATTGTTTCCATCTTGTCTCTGTATTCTTCAGTCCAGGGAGCTTCGTCAGGGAACATGTAGGGGTGGTTCATTGTTGCTTAAAGTGAAGTGCAATGAGAAGGGCGATGATGGCGGGAAAAGGAATCAGTAGAGCCACTTAGAAGGAAGAATCAAACAGGAGAGAAAAGAGATCATCTAAACATTCATCAATCCTTTTCTTTTCCTCATCACTGATAGTGGGATCCTCTAACCTTTTCTCAAGCTTGTCTGCAAACTTGAAAGCCTGTTCTGGTGATTCAAAATTAATCTCAGGCCAGGAACAGTCAGCGACTGTGATTTCGTGAGTTGCCATTGTTAGTTACCCTTAGCGATTGCTTGTTTTTGCACTTGTGGAGGGTTTGAGTCAAATGGATTGACGCCTAAGCCACCTAGGATGGTGAGCGATGAGAGGGCGACTGAGAAGAAGAAGAAGGCGCCAGTTTCAAGCCACAGGTAAAGGCCAGGGCTGCGGTGATGTTTGTTGTTGGTGTTCATGGTGTTAGGTGCGTTCTTGTGATTAATGCTTAGCCGAGATGTCGGTACGTGATCACCACGTTGCAGAGTGTGGGATCCTCACGCCACTCAACAGCCTTGGCCATAGCCTCAGAGTATTCAAAGGTGATATAGCCGGGGCCTAGAACGATGCCGGATTGAACGGTGTTGTCTGCGGTTACGCGATAAACCGACGTTGCGCTTGCTTCCTGGTCGTAGTAGGTCTCGATGCTTTGGTCGTAACGGTCGCAGATCGCGTCGATCTGGGCTTCAGTGAGTGCGGGAAGGGTCATGGTTGGAGCTTGCATAAGTGGAGAGAGGCAGCGAGCAGAGGTCGATCTGTGCTGCGTGTACTGACACTAGACGGTCAGCTCTCCACTTGTGCAGTGTTCAGTAACAGAACTTGATGGGCGAACAGATCACTTTACCACTACGTACTCGTATCACTAGTCATACCAATGGATCTCGGCGATTGTGGCTGAAATAATAGTTCATCCGTACCACTATTTGGCCATTTGCAGCTAGTTTGTAGAACTAACGCGCTCGATTCCGGGCCAAAGAGGGGCCATGGGGGTAGAACTGCGCCCCTGCCCTAGCGTATTGACTTAAGAAATTTTTGTTATAAATCTAAGACCCTTCCAGAATGACCTAGAAGGGCCTTGTTTTCACTCTTTGGTGTCAGTATGCCAAGGAGCCGTTAGACGCATCTCAGGGAGGCTTGTAGACATGTCTGACGGCTTTTCTGTGTAGATTGGAGTGACATAATCAGGCATTGGAGGCTGAAGCGTTTCCCATTCCTTAATCGCTTCATCCAACTCAACCTTTACACGGTTGTTGATGAGCTTCTCCTCCAACCAAACCAGAAGACCAAGCAGGAGATGATCTACCCATGGGATCTTGGTCTTCCATGCCTTGTACAGAGCTTTGAACTCATTTAACTTAAGTTGATCCACGGCATAAGTGAAGGTGACTATTGGGCTTCAAGCTCGGCAGCGATGGCAAGCAGTCGATAGCGAACCATCATCAAACTAGGAATCATGTCCGGAGATGCAGGCAACACCTGATTCGCAGCAGCTCGTAGGGCGGCAGCAACAGCAGGCAGGTAGTGCCAGTCATCAGGCTTGCCGCTGGCTGCTTGGTTAAATTCCCAGAACACTGATTGTGCTGCGGGTGAAAGTTCAGGCATAGAAGTGGTAATGGCTACTACAGGTAAACAGAACTAATCCTTGCTCCACATCGCCTCACAAACATTAGGAACGTGTTCATAGAGAAGATCTTGTACCTGTCCCGCAATAATTGCATGTTCTCGTTGCGTACCATTAGCTGTCCTCAAGTCACAATAATGCAACCAAGACCTAATCGTTCCATTCATATACAACCTAGAAGGAGCACTCAATGGAAGAACATCTCTTGCACACTCTTTTGCTACACCTGCTGACACCATTTCACGGTAAAGATCCTCAGCCTCTGCAAAGTGTTGTTGAATACGACGAAGGAACTGTTGTTTCTTTGTTGTATCCAGATCATCAATGCTGTTCTGACGGTTCTTGAAGTCCTGCCTTCTAAGGGATGGAATGATTGGAGTACCAATAGTGGTTACATCTGCATACCGTTGACTGAACTCCTGAAACGAAAAGCTTCTATGCCTCAGGATTTGAGCCGCTATTGCTCTAGTTGTGTTGATCTCTACGCACATGTTGACCATCTCAAAGGGAGACCAATGTTGATGATCAATAAGGTATTTAATAAGCTTAGCACTGGTCTCAGTGTTTGATTGATTGGATGGGTTGGAAACCCTAGCCATGTAGCTAATAAGGTTTTCTGCTTCTGGTGTGATGTGTACTAGGTTGACAGAATGCATTAGTTGGTTTGTTAATAAGTGGTAGTTACTAGGATTTTTAATAAGAGAAATGAATCCTGTATCATTCAGATGGCCAATCAAGAGGCCATTCAGATGATCCCGATTCCTTCTCCTCTAAAAGAAAGTAGTAGTAGTTATTTAGAGATGTCCATTCACCCGCTCACTTCGTTCGCTGAGGACATCAGTAAATTGTGTCTTTTGTGTCAGTTTGAGTTCAGTACTCACAGAATGTCCATCTAGGGGACATTGATAGAGGGGAGTTGGGGATCACGTCTCGTGAGACACGACTCCCCCCTTCCCCGCTTTTAATCCGCCATCGGTCAGACCGCTTGCTACAGCTTGTGTCTTATCTTGAGACCCAAGTTGGAACACCTCCCCGTTTGCTGCCCCCTCTAGCAGCCCTTCTTTGGCTCAGATCAAAGCCAAGGACGAGGTGATCTGTGGCGCTCTGAGGGTCGTCCAGGAAGGTTTCCAGGAGGTCTTGCCAGTCTTCTTGTCTACGGGCTTTAACGGCCTCGTAGGCGCTGATGGACATGGCATCAGTGAAGTACTTCACCCCCTGTGCTAGGGAGTCCAATCTGTCGTCATGTTTAACAGCACCCTTTTCACGACACATGCGACTCATCTGGTAGAAGAGCATGTACAGGAGTCGTTCTTCTGGTGCTGCGTCTTTATTGGAGCTGTAGTCCCACTCCACCACCCCTCGATCAACGATGAGACGGTGTTGGTTCATGACAGGTTCTAGAGCGTCAATAATCCGATCTTCTTTACGGACATTAGCTCTGACTTCTTCTACGTCTATGGGTTGCTTGGTTTGTTGAAGATGTTTTTTGAACAGTTCTGCGACGATACCGTCACCGAAGTTTGTTTCGATAAGGAGTTTAGTAACATTGTACCGCTTACACCCACGAAGGATGTCAAGAAGTGTATTGTCGCTATAACCGTCGCGATACGCTCGTACTTCGTGAACGTAGAGAAAGCCATTCTTTTGAGAGATATAGGTTGCAGCGGTTTCGTCACTACCACGACCAGAGGGGTCTACGGAGCAGATGGTCTCGGTGTAGTCACTCCAGTCACCCTGAAGTTGCATGGGTGAATAGAAATAATCTCCAGGCAGTCCTACGGTGGGGAGATCTTTGAGGACGTTGCGTGGATCAGAACACCACACCACAGCATCTGGTGCTTGTTTGGGGTTGACGGATGTGACAATGAGATCGCTGAACTTGAGTGGGAACTTCTCAGCGTCACTGAGGGTGGTATCAAGCATGAACTGCAACATGAAGTTGCTACGACCCATGGCTGCTTCCCGTTCCAACAGGTCATCCGATTGGAAACGATCAGGGTCTGTTGGAGACCACTCCTCAGCACCTATCTCGATATCTTCGACGATCTGTGGGGCTAGCAGGTTCTCGTATTGACTGAGCTTGTCCTTACGTGGATACCGGGCAGGCCAGACAAAGGGACGATAGTTACGTTCGGCTAGCTTGCGGTAGATGGTGAAGGTGGTCTGTGGAGTGCCAAGGTACATAATGCGGCTGTCCTTCTTCGGTGTGAGGATGGACTCCGCTTCTGTACAGAGCTGAAGGAGCTTCTCTCGCATCATCTCGGTCATCGAGTTACCAGGAACTTCCACGTCATCAAGCACCATCAGATCTGCACGGCTACCTGTTAGCTGACCTGTCACACCTACGCTCTTCACTGAAGGTGCTTGGTGTGGAGCACAATTAACATCAAAGCTAATTCGTGACCATCGAGCATTTTCATCTTTAGGGCGTAAATGCGAAAGCCAAGGTGTCTCAATGATTAGCTTCTGCAGAAAGATAGACATGTTGTCAGCACGTTCTTTTGAAGCACTAATGATCATGACCTTACGCTCAGGGTCATTAAAAAGCGTCCAAAGAACAAATGCTCCAGTAATCCAGGATTTACCAACACCGCGAAAAGCTTGAACTTGAAGGCGCTTTGGTCCTAATTGAAGATAATCAGCAATTGCATACTGCGCTCTGGTCGGAGAAGGCAGGTCTAATTGCTGCCACAAAGCCTGAAGAAAGAGTTTAAAGTCACTCTTTAAAAGCTCTAAGGTAGTTGGCTGCGTTGTCGAGGAGGCGCGGGTCATCTTTAAGTAATCCTATACCTCGATTGCATGAGTCGCATAACAAGCCACGCACTTCGTCTGTATCGTGGTCATGATCTACGCAGAATCGAGTGTTGCGTTTAGAGTTTTGTGGAAGACGGCAAATGGCACAAAGGCCATCTTGCTCGTGGTACATGCGGTCGTAGTCAGCAAGACTTATTCCGTAGTTGCGCTGCATCTGAGCGCTGTGGTAACACTCTTTACAACCGTTCTGATGTCTACCAGTATCACTACGTTTATGAAATTCACTAAGTGGCTTCTCTACGCCGCAAGAGCGGCATACTTTCATTGATAAAGTAGATTGTACCTAAATAGAAAAAGAGAGGCCTTCTAGGGGCTTCTAGGTCGCTCTAGCGAGCACTAGAGGCCTCTCAGAGAGTGTTATGAATCAGTCGTAGTACTTACGACGAAGGCGGTCATACTCTTTGACCTTCCTCATGTCAGGCTTTTTGTCGGCATACTTGCTGCCGTCAACCTTGGTCTTGCTTTCGTAGCCGGAGTCTTGACCGAACTTGTTGTCGACGCTCTTAAATCGAGCCTTCTGTTGATCAGGAGCTTGACCAGGCTTGTAACCAAAGGTCTTTTCAAAGACGTTGCCCTTAAAGTTCTTGTCCTGGTTCTTCATACCTGCACTGGAGGCAGGACCAGACTGAGGGCGTGGTGCTGCAGGACGAGAGGATCCACCACCACTACTCCGAGATTGAGTGGAACCACCCCCGGATTGGGTAGAAGAAGGTTTGGGTTTAGAGACAGGCTTGCCATAATTAGGGTTGTTACGTGGCCCTTCACCAGGAGGAATGTTGCTAACGCCACCCATACCACCACGAGATTGCTGCTTGCCTGGCACGTATCGACCAGATTGACCGGAAGATGCAGCCTGTTGACCACGTTCAGTGCGGATTGCATTCTTGTATGCACCAACACCTGCCTCGATTGCACGTGAACCACCTTCGTAAAGGGCGGCAGAGATCAAACCACCCTTCAGTCCAGATGCAAACTTGGCTGCTTTGGGGAGATTCTTGGCTGCGGCCGCTGCAGCACTACCAACTCTGGCAAGTCCACCTCCAGCGCGCCCCGGAGGAAGAGCACGAGAACCACTGCCAGACATAGCACTTGGTTTAGTAGTGCCAAGATCGCGGACACGAACTTGCTGAACACGGTTAGATGAAGTCTGACCGGAAGCAGAAGGAGTCACACGTCCGCCTTGGGTAGCAGGCTTGCCGCTAGTACGCTGACTAACTGCAGAGGATTGCCGCTTAGCAAGTCCACCACCCGCTCCTGCAGTGCGAGTACCAGTACCTTGAGTACCCTTGGCTGCAGCATCAAGTTTATCTTGAGCTTTACCACGTCGGATAAAACCTTCCATGCCACGAGCAATCACTCGTTGCTGGTTGGCTGCTTGGGCTTTAGCCGTGGTTGTACGTTGACCACGAGCTTGACGTGAATCAGCAGACGACTGTCCTTTGGGTGGTAGCTGCTTAGCAGACTGCTGTTTGGTTTGCTGTTGCTGCTTGCGAAGGGCGCGTTGACGTTGCAGCATAGTGGGCTTCTTAGGTGCCATAATTAATTAATCCAAGAGAGAATAAGCTGTTCTTTGTTTGGGTTTTCACCGAAGGTGGCTCTCATCCATTGGAGCCAGTTTTGACTTCCCTTTGCCTGATTACACGATCTACAACTGGGCACAAGATTGGATGTAAGGTCAGATCCTCCATATGCTTTAGGCCGAACATGATCAAGAGTGAGTTCATTAGCGTCATAAGTTTCTCCGCAGTAAACACATTGACAATTGAAGTGCTCTTTAATAGCGCGTCTCCACAGACGCTTTGCTTCAGGGCTTGTCATGGTTATTAGGTTTTGGAGATAGTGATCAGGCGAGGGAAGAAGGGGAGTCATTACCGTTTAGCGTTCGTCTTACGTGCTCCCTTTGCACGGTTAGCTTTACGTGGAACGATCTTCAGGTTCTCACGGGAGTTATTCATTGGGTTGTTATCTTTGTGGTCGACTTCATAACCACTTGGGATATCACCCATTGATCGACGTGCTCTTGCTCGTGCTGCATCTTGTTTTTTATGAGCACGACGGTATGACTTCAAGTATTCAGCACGGTCTCTATACTCTTTTTTCCAATCGCGTGCCATTCATTCGACTCCGAACTAATTCAGGATCAACCTTGGGGAGGATGTTGACAAGTTGATCAAGAGGGGAACCTTCCATTGCAACTCCAGTAATGTCATTCTTTGCTAACCAGTCACAGGCTGCTTTAAGGTCTGCAGTGGATGCCTCGCCGGACTTAATACGGCTGATGAGTTCTGCAGTGACAAGGTTATGGAGTTCGTTGAAAGTATCTTCAGTGGCTTTTACTTTCTTAGCCATTTCTCAAAACAATTTGATCCAGCTTATTCTCGATGCGGATCATGTGATCCTCCATCTTCTGAAGTGCTGAGGATAGTTCTTCACGTTGCACGTATTTCTCAGCAATACGCAGCTCGACCTGATCAATGCGTTTGTCTACATCAGAAATACGGTTATGCATACGTGAATGCAGTGCTACAACTGCGGTGAAGACGGCAATAGTGCCAGATACGGCGGCTTCAATCATGTTCCCGCAGAATACGTATTAGTTTGTCCGCATAAGCGGGATCAGTGGCGTATTTCTCGACGACAAGAAGACGAGCGCACTCTTCTGGAGAGGATGCACGGTTGATACCTTTGTAGTTCTTGTAGTCTCTGTACCACTTGTTAACAAGATCTTGGACGCACTCAAAGAGTGATGGGTAATCTTTGAACCAAGCGTCTGTTTTGATCTCCATACCACCGACAAATTCAGTGGTACGTTTGAGTGTGCCTTGGCCTTCGGTTCCTTTGATGCCGAAGTAGTTGTTCTTACCAGAAGTGTGCTTGCCGTAGCCGCTCTCAAGAGCCCACTGTGCTGCCACAACAGAGGGATGCTTGCTGCCTGCAGTAGTTGCAGCAGCTTTGACACCAGCCCAGGTGTTGTCGTAGGTAACGAGTGGACGTGTCTGCTGCACTGGCCTGAAGGTCATGAACCAACCAGTACCTGGACCTTCAACTTCCCAACGCTTTAACCAGTTACGCCAGGTGTATTTGACACTCTTACCACCAGAGCCAACATTGACATAGCCACCGTTGACGTTATCCATCTCACCGTATGGATCGTGGAAGATACCGTGTTCTCCGTCATCACCAATCAGAAGCATCCAGTGGCCACCACCAACGGGATTGGAGACGTGACCTTTGTGCAGGATGCCAACAGCTACGGGATAGCCTGCTTTTAGTTCGTTGAGGAGTGTCTGTCTGGTTCCTTTCTGGTAGAAGGAAGCAAAAACACCGTACTGCTGACAGGCTTTGATCTGACTGGTGGATTGGGTTGTATCACCGTATTTGAGAACTGTTCTCAAGTAATCATCATCTGCATTACTACCCTTCAGAGCATCAGGACGGAGATACTTGATGGCCATCGCACATGTCGATGAGAAGCACATCCGATCTCCGTGAGCTGTTGCGGAGTCAAGCTGAGGGTAGTATTGAGCTACCTTCAGTAGTACCATGATGTTTACTTAAACGTATCTTTAACACGTTGGATCTTGTCGTCCTCAGTGCGGTGAGGTTTGATTGCCTCGATGCCACGCAGAAGGATCTGGACAATGCTGTTCTCTTTGAGCTTGGAAGCACCGATGATTTCAGAGCCAATAAACAGCGCAAAGAAAGCAAGTGCCTCATAGGACACTTTAATACCAAGAATAGTGATCATTGCTCTTAGAAGGTAAGTGTATCGTTACCAGAACCACCGAAGATCGTGTCTCCGGTAATTACAGTGCCGCTGGTGACGCCATCAACAGGAGGGATAGCGCCGTCAATCGAAGCACCACTTTCCCAGTTATTGAATCCAGCACTGGTGACATACTCAGCAAGCTGCTCAGTGGTCTCTGTAAGGCTCAGGAAGGCTTCCTTATCGTTGCTCATGGCACGTATCAAGGAACGCCTCTCAAGCACGCTCTGAGGGGCTTGTAGGCCTGTCTCAGAAGCACGAGTGATAAACCAGTCCGTCTGAGCAAGTAAAGATCCAGCGGTCTGTTTGATTTGTGAAGTCCACTGTTCGACAAGTTGAGCGTGGTCTTTTGGATTACCTACACCCCAATAGAACCTTTGGTCGTACCAAGGCTCATCTTCGGTCTCGGTAATACCAAGTGCTGCCCGTTCCTCAGGACTGGATAATCTCAGCCAGTTTGCTGGGTACTGAGTTCCATCTTCAGTTGTAAATGCCCGATCTGGTGAAAGGGGCTTGTTGTTAAGGATAAACATGATTAGGCTTGTTCACTACTAGCGTGCGCGGGCGTATTGGAAGGGCGACTCTGCGAAGGCGCAATATACATAAGTGCCGCCGGAAGCATTCATTTGGGCGGCAACACCATCTGCGCGAATCTTGAACCCGTTTGACAGGATGTCTAGCTGCCAGGCGCCACTTCCTCCTGGGCCGGCTACCTCTGCGTCTGAGGCATTAGCGAGGAGATAGTTCCTGGTTTCGTTGTAGGGACTTCTTGAAACGTCCCACATCTGCCAAACACTTGTGGAATCCGTGCGCTTGTGCATCACAAACCTCGGCCTAAATCCGGTATACACAAACGGCCCATCCGCGCTGCCGTTGCCGGTGTAGCTGCCGAAACTAGAGTACCCGGCTACTGGGGCGAAGCAGTAGGCGACGTATTTATCGTTTGTGCCGCCAGTTGTTTGCGAGGTGCCCACGCTGAATACCGTGCTAGTCGGTGCCGTACCATTGAAATAAGCAGAAGATGTTTGCTGTCCAAGAGTGGAATTGAGAAGTAGCGCAACACCGGAACCAAGTGAAGCGTGATATACCGGCCATTCTTTAGCAGCGTCCCGGTCTTTGATAATGACAAGCGAAGGTGCAACACCTAAACCGTGTCCCACAGTGGCAGCACTGGCGTTCCCCGTATAAGTAACAATCGAGAACCCCGCACTTGCATTAGCCCTCACCTGACTAGAGATGGAGCCTGCGGTGTTCGTGACGGTGGAGCTTCCGGCGTCGAAGGCCCAGGCGACGTAAGTCTGACCGTTTGTATTAGTGGAACCATAAGCGGTGTTTTCACCGTTCAAACTAAACCCATCACTATTAAAGGCCGATAATCCTCCGGCTTCAGTTCCTTCTGCGACAGTTGAATTGCTGACCAAACTCTTTGTGTAGCCACGTACCGTGTCATACAAAGCGTGACTATACGCAATGCTTCTTGCCTTGAACCATAAAAAGTCGGGGCTAAATCCCAACCCCGAAATAGTCTGCGTGCTGCCATTGCCGGTGTAGAGCTTCACATCCATCACGTCACTAGGCTTCGTGACTAGTGGGGCGGGCAGGTTTGCCGTGCAGAGCGCCTTGAAGCCGCTGGGGGCGGTGTAGGCGAAGGGACGTTGGCCGTAGTTACAAGCGTGGCCGGACGTTGCGCTGTTGTCGCCTACCGCAAAGAAGTAAGGTCCACTGGTTAAGCCAGTAAATGCTGTGCCTTGGCTGCTGCCATTCTTGTAGAAAGTCAGTGTGCCGTTGTCCGCATCGAAAGCAGTGCCAATTACATCACCTGTTGTAAAGGTAACGCCATAAGAGGTGCCACTACCTCCTGTGATCTTTGAAGCATTTTGGCCATAAGACCATTCATTGCTTTGGCTTCCAAGATAGGCCGACAGGGCTGTGCCGCTTTTTGCGATACCAACGGTAAGGCTGGTAGCCCCAACAGTTACTTCAAAAAACCATTTGCCGGATGACATCCCAATCGTTGAACGAATTGAGCCGGCGCTTGAAAGGGACAAGTCAAGGTTGCCGTTGACTGAAGAAGCACCGCCGCCCTTATCCAGTGGATTCAATGTGCAGTAATTCCCCCGCACCTGCCCCCCACTTCCCGTATCAACCTCGCTGCCATTAGTGGGAACGTCTACGAGGCTGTCGTTGCCTACAGCAATCGTGGCGTTCTGCGTGGCGCTGGGTGGGTTGAAGTTGCTGGTGTATTTAGCTGTGGAACCTTTGTAAACTCTGAAGTCCTGAACATAACCAATAAAACTGCTGCGGTCGCTGCTAGGGGATCCAATAACAAGTGGCGCTGACGTATTGAGTGTACTTCCGGGAATAAAGCCAGTAAAACTTCCTACACTTATGCCATTAAGATAGAGTCTAATTGAGGTGTTTATGACTAAGGCAACATGATTCCACGTATTCAGCGGGAAGATAGCTGCTTGATATATTGCCCAGTTGCCTCCTGGCTGAGTTCCATCAGGAGATGCTCCGACACCGATATAACCGCCAGATATGGTTACAAAGTATTCATAGATCCAGGACGATCCTGTTCCTGTATTGCCTTTGCTGAAAAGTTGTCCATCGCCTGACGCATAAAACCACCCCTCAACTGTCAAAGAGTTCCCCAAGTACGAAAAGTCGTTCGAATCACCAAAGTCGATCTTTGATGTCGCAGCTGTCAGGTTGGCAGAGCCGCCGTAGAACTTTGATACGCCTGTCGAATGGCTAACGGTCGTCAGCGTGCTGCTCTTGGTCGAGGAGGTTCGACCAGTGGGGCTTTCATCAGTTGAGATCAGACCGCTGGAATCGGCCAGAGGGAAGCACGCGACCAAGCTAGAAGCGAGCGAATCCGAGCGGACTCCTGTACCCTTGGTTGCGCCGTAGGTGTCGGTGGTGTTGTAGACGGGCAGCGCACCAGATGCTGCAGCAACGGATGTGGGACCACCAGTGCTAACGCTAATGTTATTGACAGTCCACGTATTCCCATTCCCACTAGTGTCCGTCCCTAATGCGGCGGCGGTGCTGTTGTCGGAGAACGAGAGTTTGAAACCGCTTGCACCGTAGACACCAGCAAACTTTTTAGGTTGCCAGATACCGTTGGCGTCGAACTCCCCAAATGCCGATGCGTCATATGCGGTGCCATCGCAGAAGTGGATGTCGGCGACGTATGAACTAAGTCCATACGTCTGATCCGAGATTCTCTGGCTTACCGTGTTATTAATTCTTGATTCAGTGTTAAGGCTTGGGTAGGTCGTGTAGCCACTGCGATTAAGGGTTAGCAGATTGCCGTTATGCCACCACTTGACCCGATTCGACGCTGTTGATTGAGTGGTGTCAAACGAAATAACAAAATGCTGCCATGCAGATGGGTCTCTGAAAACTGCATCAGAGCTTAATAACCAATCAAAACTGCTTCCGTTGTAGCCATAGAAAGCAATCGTTGACGCATTATTGTCCATCTGGAGGATGTCGTAGTTGCTACCGCTTCCGGACGGGTCATTTGCAGACAAGAAGTATTGATAGCCAGTAACTTTTGCTAACTTAAACCAAAACGAATAAGTCCACGTCTTGCGGTTGCCGGCTGATGCGGGGGTGCGACTGAGGAAACTGCTGTCGGATGATGAGAACCGGAGCGAACGTGAGATGGCGTACCCACCACCACCTTCCTGCCCCAACAAGAGGCTGTTGTTCAAGGCGCTCATTTCACGTCACCAATGAATCGGACCGCAATGCGAGTCGTTGTCTCGCAGTGGTAGGCCAGTAGATCCACAGCGTTGGCCGTTGTGGTGAGCGTCGGTGCCGTGCCCCCTGGGAATTTGAAGACACTGTTGTAGGCAAGCGTTCTGGAGCCGGTGCTGTCCTGGACCACACGGATCACACCGCTCTGACCAGCGACAACATTCGTCGGGGCACCAAGGGTTCTTGACCCACCGAGAACCACCTGGAACTGGTTGCCGAGGCTCAGGTCCGTGGCAATCGTTGCTGCATCGGTGAGCGTGACGTAGGCGCCGCGTTGAGCTTTGGTAAACGTCTGAGCAGTGTCAGTAACAGCGTTATTAGCGTTGTATGCCTGAACGGTCGTACCGATGGCAGACGTTGGGACATAGCTGCTCATACCAGCTTGGGTCTGGTAGGTGCTAGCAGCGTTAGCCGTTGTCAGGTAGCTGCTCATCCCCGACTGGGTTTGGTAGGTGGAGGCAGCGTTTGACTGAGTGAGATAGGTAGACGCAGCAGTAGTAACATCCAACTTCTGAGTATCAAGACCAAGAATGTCAGATTGTGCCTGCGTCATATCAGCAGCAGAAGCATACCGATTCTCAGGATCACCAGCGTAATAACGCACCCACACCCAAGTAGATGTTGAGCTGCTGTAGTAGATCTCAACAGTCAGACCAGCATCACCAACAAACCCGACAGGCTTACCACTCAACGGAGTGAAGCTCTCAATACCTGTAGAGTTGGTAACGCGGATAGCATCACCATTAACTGGTGAGGCAGGAATAGCAGCAACGTTAGCTACAACGGTGTAAGCAAGAGCCTCTGCAGCAGCATTCAACGCAGCAGTGGCGTTAGCGTTAGCCGTGTTAGCTGTAGAGACAGCACTTGCAGCAGAAGCAGACGCAGCATTCGCAGTGGTAACAGCAGACGCAGCAGAAGCAGACGCAGATGCAGCCGAAGCAGTAGCAGCATTAGCCGTAGACACAGCAGAGTTAGCTGTTGCTGTAGCAGCATTAGCGGTGCTTACAGCACTGTTAGCCGTGACCGTAGCTGCATTAGCCGTGGTGATAGCTGAGGCAGCATCCCTATTCGACTCCTGCGTCACATACAGGTTCTGAGTGAAGTTATCATTCAGATCCTGAGAACGAATAGCAGAACCGGGGTAGAACTGAGCAGCAAGAGCTGCGTCATCAGTTACGCGATAAATCCGTATAGCAACACCATTAGCAGGTGCTGTGTTGAATTGGATCGTGGTAGCGTTGGCTAAGGTGTATGCAGTTGTAATCGTACCGTCAAGGGAAACCTTGATGTCGGTAGTCTCTAGGTATGGGAAGGTAAAAGAAAAGAGGACGGTGGTTCCGTCCCCTGTGTAGGTATTCTGAGTGACAGCCATTAACTTTAACTACCTTGTCTGTGGAAGTTGATAACCTTTTGAATATCCTGCCCAGTGCGTAGCTGCATTTCGCGTGAGCCTTTAGCAAAGCCTGGGGCACGCATCTGTGGATTCTCGTTAAGTAGCTTAGATTCAGCAAACTGCTTGGCTTGAAGGAAGATACGGTCAATCTCTCGGTGGAGATTACCTTTACCAAAATCAAGCTCTTTGCTCTCGATATTCTTCATCCGGGCATCTTTGATTGCAGCAAGCTCCTGCTGCACCCACGGCTTCTTCGTAAGCTCTTCTAGTTGACTCTCGATGTTGCCATAGATACCCATGTAACCAGCAAGTTTGCTGCGTTGCTCATGTGTATATTTCTCGGGGCTACCGTGGTATTTGGTGAGCGACGGGACAGCATTGTAACCAGCATCAATCAGAAGCTGACGCCCTGGTGTCATCTTGTCTGTGTTGACCTTGATCGGTGTCGAGGCATTGAGAAGACGGACAAGGAGGTTATGGTTATTAAGGATAGAGCCGTCCATAATATCCCGTGAATATGGCAGCTTCCCATTAGGGTCAAAGATATCCAACAGTGAGTTGCGATTACGCATAAGCTGACCGATGTCGTCCTCGACTTCACGCAATGCAGGATCGTAGATGCGGCTTACTTGACCGCGAGCACCAGCAAAGGGGATGATCGAATTACCAGTGTTAGCAATCCAGCGATTAAGAGCGGCTTTGTTTCCACTGGTAAGATCAAAGAAGGAAGCTAGACCTTGTGTCCAGGATTTATTTGTAATGTTCAGGCCAACAGAATAGAGGATCTTTCCATGGATGTTCTCAAGAATGCCCTCATTAGGATTAGCCCAGAATAGGTTTGCAGTGTCAGCAGCCATGGTCAGGACGCTGGACATTGGTCCCATCCACTGGTGGCTATACCACTGGTTCCCGATCTTGACTGAGTTCCAGTAAGCACCTCCCATGGCCTTTTCCATAGAGCGGCGCTGTTCTTTGTCAGCAGGCGGACTACCAGTCAAAGCACCTTGGAGGAGCAACTGATTAGCTCCAAATAATGCAATTGCACCAGTAGCAACACGGCCACGAGTTTCAGCGGCAGCGTCAAGCCAGTCGTTATAGCTATAGTTGGTGATGCCACGGGCAGCCATAAACTCTGCAATCTGCTCCTTAGTTGCCTGAGTAGGACGTACCGCCATCAGGAAGTCTTTATGGAGAACACCTAACGGTGAATACCTGAAGCCCATGCCAAGCATGTTGGTGGTAGTCCTAGGAAACAGGATGAATGGCTTAAGGATTGGCATAGCTGTGGTCAGACCAGTCACAGCATTGGAGACAGGGTTGTCCAGAGACATGGCGATTTCCTTAGTCTGGAAGTCGACTACTTCATCCCGGATGATGCCATCCTGGTCGAACATCTCTTTGTAGATGCGTTCTGAAGTCTGCTTTAGTGAAGCTTCAGTGATATCACCACCTTGGTCAAGAAGATCGGTGTAAGCTCTTGCTCTCGCTTGAGCAGAGCCTAGGAATGCACGTGTGAAAGCATCACCACTAGACATAAGGTTGGCACTGTAGCGAACCCATTTGGAGTTGTTGAAATCACGCAGAGCCTTGGCGAGTCGGTACATGTGCATAGGACCGCTTTCACCTTTAGCAGCTCTAGCACTGGCAATGTTTTCAAGTACCATCCACCGGTCTTCATCCATAATTGCAAAGTCTGGGCGATCAATGTTTCCGTACTTGACGGGATCATCCATGATCTTCTGTGTCTGAAGACGGGCGTAGCTCATTGCATTCTGAAATGAGTCACCAAAAGCTCCATATTGGACCCACCAGCGTTGCAGTTGCTTGTAGTCAAGACCAGTACCCAGAAGCTGAGTAAATGGTTTTGAGACAATCAGAGCTGCGTTACCAAACCAAGCGTTAGTGAACGTGCTGGATGCAGAAAGGATTGAGTTGTAGATCGTGCTCCAAAGACCCTGCTGCACAAAGTTAGGCATGCTGGGGTCATTGTCGATGAAGCCTTTAGTGATCAGACCAGCAGGGTTGAGATGTTTATTGAACCAACCGTTAAGGGCAGAGATCGTACGGACATCACCATTGGTAAGGTCATATGCCTCCATCAATGGCTTGAGATACTCAGGATTTTCCCTTGAGATGGTTCTAAGGTTATCGACAAACTCCTTGTTCTGAGCTGCTTTCTTGGCGAACTTGTCGCTAATATCAGCGTGGGCTTCTTTAGCAATACGCCCCAAGTCAGCAACGTTCTTAGCTTTAGCCCAAAAGCCTTTATTACGGAGAGCCATACCAGAGGCGTAGGAGTTAACCCATGTCTCATTCAGTAAGAATTCAACCTTGTCAAGAATACGTTGCTGAACCTCACTAGTGTCGATCTCATTGCCAAAGATCTTGACACCGTGAGCAAGGTCAGTAACTTCACCAGCAACGCTGTTAATCGTCAGAGCTGCTGCTTTGGCATTCTCAGCACTCATGTAGTCGTCCATCAACCGACGAACGGCAAGCATCGAAGTGGTATAGGCTCGGTCGGTAATCTGCTCAATACCCTTACCATCGACCTTGAAGTTATTGTTGATGAACTTCTCATCGATAAACACATCGCTGATATCGTCGAGCTTGTTATTAGGGTCAATAATCTGCTTGTACATGGAAAGCATCCCTTCGTCCATCGTGCGAGGGTCAATCTCCTTACCAAGCTGAGTGACGGCTTTGAACTTACCTGACTCACGGATTCCCTTAGCAACCATCTCGATAACAGGACGCTTACCTTGAGATGCAGCATCGAGACCTTCACGAAGAGCCGGCTCTGAAACGATGTTTTCGATAACACCATTTACAGTGTCAGTGTTTGTGTGGATACGGCCAGCATCCACCATGCCCCGACGAACAGCATTAGGACGTATGCCTGAAATACCTGTCTCATGCTTGTTAAAGAGATCAGGGTTCATACGTGGTGTCGGATTCTGTGGGTCTGGGTTGCGTTGGAACTCATCCATCACAGAAGCTGCTTCATGAGCTTCACGAGCCTCTACGTTCCGTCCTACGTAATCAACAGCAGGATTGCCGGTAAGGGGCTTGACCTGCTCAGCTTCCTTAGCGATTGATGCCTTAGCGGTGTCGTCCAATGGAACGATCTTGGTTCCAGGTAGTAAGCCTTTGACCATCGGCTTCGCAGCCTTAGCCAAATAACCAACACCATCAAGGATTCCACCTAGACCAAATCCTTCTAGGATGTTCTTCTTACGCTTAACATCTGGTGAGTCAGTATCAAGCGTAGCTATGTTGTCGGGAATCCAACCGAAGACTGACGGGAACTCGTCCTTTAGAGTACCTGTAAGGTTTCGGTCTTCAGATTCGCGAGATACCGCATCAACAGCAACACCGATACCCGCACTAGCAGCAATGTCAAGGCCAGCTTTGGTAGGAGCATTTAGCTTTGTCAGTTGGCTGATACCAGGCCAGTTTTTAGCAAATCCGTTGACACCACGTTTCAGTGTCAATAGACCTACGAGGTTAGGTCCAACAACACTTACAATGCTGCGTAGAGCTTTACCATATTCAGTTCGATTCTGCGGTTCAATTCGGTCATCAAGGTCTAGCCATTTGGCTCCAGTCCGATTTCCAATATCTTCTGCAAAATCAATGAAGCCACCGACAAGAGCTGTAGGAACTTCAAAAGCATTGGAGATGTTATTCTTGATGTTCTCCCCAATATTTAGAGCTGACGACTCAGATTCCATTGCCTGAGCTTTGGCGTCTTGCTGCTGTTGATCCGCTTCTTGCTGTTTATTCTGCTGATCAACGTTCTGCTGTGCTTTATTGAGTTCACCGAGTTGAGCCTGATCTGCCTTTAGTTCCTCTTCAGCCAACTGAAGCGCGTATTCGTCTTTAGGAATATCGGAAAGGTAATCAGGCTTATTGGCGAAATTAAGAGGATCGTAAGGCATAATTAGCTATCGATGTAAAAGCGAGGAGCAATTGCAGTGGGATCTGCCTTGCCTTTTGTTGTTTCATTGCGACCGCGTGCAGTCGTCAACATTTCAAGATGTACATGAGGGCCAGTGGACCGTCCAGCTCCAGGCGTACCAGGAGCACCACCAGTAAGGGCAAATACCTTCTTGGCAGGGATTACATCACCGGGCTTTACTTTGACCTTTGACAGGTGCGCTACACGAGCACGAGCACCATCAGGGAATTCGATCTCGACCATACCGCCGTAACCGCCGTGGTTGGGGTCACGTTCAGAGATGACATCAACAACACGTGCAGGTTGCTTCAGGCTCATACGAGAACCTTGAACCACTGCATAGTCATTGCCTTCGTGGGGTTTACGTCGGAAAGATTCTTGTGAACCAAAACCACTTGTCTTCTGCATCTGAGACAGAAGCTGCTTGCCGATGGCATTGCTGAGTTTTGTATTGGCTACACCTGGGGCATGCCACTGATTACCCGTTGGGTTGACATACGGAACATCAGGATTGATTCCGTTCTCTCGCATAACACGAATCAGTTTGTTCGGGTATGCGGCTTCTCCTCCAGCGTAACCAGCAGCAGCTACAGCAATTGCAGCTTCTCGTGGTGTTTTAGCTTTAAGGACTGCGGCGTAACGTGAATTCTTGGTGATGTTATCGACGTATGCTTGAACGGATTCAGTGTGGCTGTTGTAGGCGCGCCAGCCATTACTCTTTGGATCGTAAGAGCGGAACCCAAATAGGTTGTTCTGACCTGTAGCTAGTTGAGACTTTCCATATCCAGTCTCCAGAGCCCACTGTGCGGCTGCTAGAGCTGGGTGTGGGTGACCCATGGTAACAACCATGCTCATCACGTCATTGAAGCCCTCAGGGCCTTGCCTGACGTATTTAGGAGCTGAACCGCTGACCATGGAGACACGGTTAACAGTCTCACGTGTGGGCATGTATTGGAGCTGACGCATGATCTCACGCATACGCGGAGACATAGGTGATCCAGCATCACCACCACCTGCATCAACAACAGTGATTGGCTTCAGCTTGTTTGCAGCAGTACGGTTATAGAGATTGATCTGTTCGTTGAGAACAGCAAGTGGGCTGATCTTACCAGCGTAAAGCCGGGAGATCTCATCAGCAATCGGTGGAATGACAAGACGCTTGTTCAGGAAGAAGCTATCTGCAGTCTGCTTTAGAATCGGTGCCGGGATGAGTTGGAACGTAGAAATAGCAGCATTACCACCACCTTCTACCTTTGACTTGAGGTATGCACGTCGTCGAGCAGCTTCTGCTGTACCTGCAATGCTGGGAGTGATGTTGAAGCTTGCAAAGCCCTCACCACCAGGCTTATCTTGGTTGTATTGATAACGACCCTTAGGATCATCAACAATAGTCTCTACAGCCTTAAGGGCATTTTGGACAGCTTCTTGAGGAGATTGGCCTCCAGAAAGATTCTCAGAGATAAGACGTTGAAGCTCTCGCTGAGCAGCAGCAACAGCAAGGCCGATGGAGGGGTCTTTAGGATTACCCTTAGCAGCAGACCATTGTGCTCGTGCCTCAATCTTCTCTTTGATGTAATTCATCGCGGTGTCACCACCACCACTCTTCATCGCGTCATCAGCCTTTTGAACATAGCCGCGATATGAATCCTGAATCTCTTTTGGAAGGCCAATAAGATCCTGAGGTGGGATGGGGATGCCTTGACGAATTAGCTCATCAAGATTCTTGCGAGTCGCTGCTTCGTCAATAGCTTCCACAGTGTATTTAGAAGCCCAGTTCTGAAGATCGCTGTTGGGACCGTACTTAGCAGTATGAGCCTTGATAACAGCCTCTGCATCTGCTTCTGATGGTGGGTTCTTATCCCAGTCAGCAATGATCTCCCGAGCAAGCTTATCACCTTCCATTTGGAAGCGAGCCTCTTGGTTCTTATCACGAGCAAATGCATCGTTATTAATTTCCTCAAGAACGTCATTAAAGTCATCACCACGAACCTGCCCCCACGTCTTGCCTTTGACAATTGGGTGGGGACTATCGCGAATAGCTTCAACAGCAGCTACGTCACCAAGATCACGTAGGCGCTCCATTGCCTTTTGGAAACCACCTGCATACCCCAGACGTACGCCATCACTATCCTTCACACCCTTCATGGACTCAAGGTAATTAGTCCATGCTTGAGTAGGATTACTTTGTACCTCTGTCTCAAACAATACGTTTGCTTCATCAGCACGTTGCTTGTTTTGAGCTGCAGAAAAAGCACGGGCTTCTTGATTGAGGAAGTTAAGTTCGGTCTTCCTCATCTCCAACAAAGCCGGAGCCAAGAAGGACGCCTTCATTCCATATAGACCCTTCTCCTTCAGAAAGATCGGCAACAATGCACGCATCACTGCTTCACGTTGTGCAGACCCGCTATGGTTCATTGGAGTAATCTCCATTGGGCCATTAGGGGTCATAACCGTTATACGGTTCTGATCATCGCTGGAGAATCGTTCTTCAAGAAAGGAGAAGTAATCAGCAGGAGCCATTGCAGCCGCTGCCTTTGCGCTGACAACAGGGCTAGTACGAGACTGTTGACGGACGGACTGAACCAGTTCTTCTGGCATTCCGTTGTCTTCTAGCTTGTCAGCTAGACCTTGGATCTGCTGACCACCAGCACGAAGTTGTTGGTACGCATCCTCAACTGCAGCAGTTTCTTGGGGATTTGCCCCAAGCATGCTGTTGACGATTTCTTGGTTGTACTGATCTTCTTCTCGTTGTTTTTGATATTCAACAAGCGATTTGCTGATGGTGTCAGAGAATCTAGACAGCAATGCAAGGTTGGTAAGATCCTTGTCGTAGTTCTGCTGAGCCCGTTGTGCATCAGTAACAAGACGCTCTTGATTACGAAGAACAGCATCTTGGATAGACTTACGTGAAGACCGTGCAAACTCATAATTGGCTTGACGATTATCACGTTCTAGTGCCTGAGCACGTTGTGTTGCTTGGAGGAATGCATCACGATTACCAATTTCAGTACGCTGGTTATCCCGCATCTGCCGTAGCATTGAGTCGCCTTGTTGACCAATAGCGTCAACTCGGCCCATACTGAACTGTACCGGATTAAATCCTCGATCACGGGCGTACCCTTGATACTTGATTTGATCCATTTCTTAATTACTTAGGTAAATTTACCGCCAAACAATGTGTAGGCTTCCAAGCCAGCATTGATAACGTTTGAAGCAACAGAGAAACCGCTTGCACCTTGGACGGTGTTCGTTCCTTTGATTGGACGTGGGCCACGCTTTGGCTTCATAGGATCCAGAAGGTTTGGACGCGGCATAGCAAGAGGAGCCATCGGTGCAGGTGCTTTGAGAGGCTGCAACATGCGACGTGAATCAGCGTTGAGATCAGCTTGGTAGCGCTCCTGCTCGATCTGACGCATTGCCATAGCAGAATCTCTGCTTGCACTAAGAACGCTCTCCTCAAGGATTGCCTGGTTTCTGCCGTAGCCAGCAATCACTGAAGCAATCTGTTTTGACGCCGAACGACCAGACACACCACGAGCAATGGACTGACCTTCTTCTTGTAGCATCTTCACAAGCATGTCTTGCTGCTCAAATGCCATACCCTTCATGATCTCGTTATAACGATTCTCTTCGCTTTGACGTGCTAGTGCTGCAGCTTGAGCATTTGCACCACGCTGCAGACCGTAGATACGTTCAGACTCTTTGTATTGGCGAAGTTGATTCTTGTAGTCGAAATCGCGGATCTGAAGATCGTACTGGTAATTACGACGAGCAGTCTCTTCAAGATATTGGAGATTTGACTCATTATTCTCTCGCTGATTCTGAACATCCTTTAGTCGATAGTTATAGTCCCTCTTGGTTTGTCTCCAAGTGAACCGATCTAACTTCTTGTCGTACTTGTATTGCTTATTAATTCGCTCTTGCTCAAGACGCCTTGCTTCATTTTGAGAGCTAGCACCAGTGATACCACTGAGCACACCCATCCCGAGCCCGAGACCAATAGTTAACGGATCAGCCATTACGCCCTCCTATAGAATCGTGGTGAATAAGATCCTTCCCACATCATCGAAGTAAGAGAGATCGGGAATGGTGAATCACTAAAGACCTTCAGGTCAAAGTTTGAATTACGTTGATGAATAGGTAATGTGTACACGGTCTGTTCATTCAGAGGAACGTCATCAGCCAAGTAATAGTCAGCATCTTGGATCGACTGAACGTCATACCATTCGGATTGACCTTTTGCTTTCAGCTTGAAGCCAACATTGCTGGAAAGACCAACCGAGAACTTCACCCGAGCCACTGTTAGGTTTGCTGTGTAGTCAGATCTATTCTCCCCAATTTGGTAGTAGATCGTTGGGAGTTGGATGTCGAAGTCATACTTGAATCCAAGGTAGACCTTACTTGCTTGTGCTGAATAGTCGTCACCAACAAACTCAAAGTAAGGACCAGTTAAATCACTACCACGAGTAGGCGTCACAGTGAAGCCAGACTCACCAGTGTTGTTTGGGTCAGCAATGATGACTGCAGGGCTTAAGGTCGTGATGTCTTTATACCGTAGGTAGCAACGATTAACCTTCGTAGTAGCGTTGTAGGAGACGCTAGAAGGCGTTGCATACTGATCTAGGCATAGTTGCACCACCTGACCGCTATCGGCTCTCAGAATGGCATCGTCGGGGGTCTGAGTGAGGTTCGCTTTGCAGAGGGTGTACTGACCAGACTGGTAGGTGACAATGTACGTGTCATCACTATCGACAGTAAAGAACTGGACATTGCCTTGCATCTTCCAGTTGAACCATGTCTGCATAGCCGTTTCTTCACCAACGGTGTAAGTCCTGAAGAAGTACACGTATTGGGAAGATGGACCATACATCGCAAAGAATGAGTTCTGAGGAGATGCAATGAGATCAGCTACAGAATCAGGAACCCATTCAGAAACCACTCGCCCAATATCCAACACATCAGGGTTTTCTTGCTGACCACGAGTAGCCATTGCGTAGATACGGGTATAGCCTGGAGACTTACTCAAGAACACCATGTTCGTACCAACGTCTACTGGTGGGATCAGCTCTTCATTTTCGTAGTTGGAGATGGTCCTGATGACTGAAGTCTTAGGGGTAAGGATACCGTCATCTGAATACATCAGGAACTGCTGACTTTTACTGAACATCACCAGACCCTGAGCAGCAGGTAGTACTGAGTGAAGAACAGCAGGTCTCAAGCTAGAGCAACTGATGTCAATAGGATCGTTGTCAGCTTGGGTAAGAGCAGATACATGGTAGAAGTTATAAAACTCACCACTTTGACTCATTGACACATTGTCACCTGTCAAGAAGCCAAGACGGTTGTTGTGGAAGAAGACCTGTTGAATCTTTTTGCCAACAAAACTCGGGTGCTCGTTAGTTTCATCATCACCAACAAGACGTTCTTCCCAGGTGATTGGCCTGAATTCAAAGGTGTTGAGTGCTGTGTTCACCAGCTCATGCGGCATGGTGGATGCAGTCAAACCCTTAGATACGTTCGGTGCTACGGTCTCCTGCCAGCTACCTTTACCAGAGACACCGTTCTCTGCGATAAAGGTTGCGTAGTAGGAGTCCTCCTTTGCAACAGTATTGTTGATCTTGATCACTCGACCCTGAACGCTTTCAGCAGGCAGTTCAGAGAAGTTGTTGGCTTCATCTTGAAATGCTCTCAGCTCTTCACCGCTGATACCACCACGAGCTTCAATAGTGAAAGCAGATGACCCAGAGAGTTCGATGCTACCTTTGCATTTGGTCTTAGTGACACCAGCAGGAAGGGAGATGTTTGTAAAGATCTGATCGAGAATGTCAGTTGCATTCAAGACCTTGTTCGTCGTCGTATTGGTGTTGGCAGGGTCTTCTGTGTTCTTTGTGGTGAAGCTGTAAGCTGCAGCAGAACCTACCTTGACGTAATACTCAGCGCCGTACTCAGCACTGTAAAGACGGATGGTTGCCTTTGACTTTGCAGTGAAGCTTGGTGCTGCTTGGGTTGTAACAGTGACTTGGTTATTAGCGACAATCGTTGTATCTTGTACAGTCAGTACTTGAAGACTGTTCTTGGCATTTGAACTACCGTAGGTCAGATAGCTGCTACCAGTGTTGGTTACAGTGACAGTCGCTGCTGGGTTTTCGACATTCCAGATCTTGATGCTGGTTCCGTAAATCACACCGATGTACTTCTCAGTATCATCTCGATTGATGTAGAACCACTTACCATTCTGGAATTCATTCGTAGTTGACGAAAGGTTGCCTAACCACTTGGTGCCAGGTCGCTTTGACAAACCATAGGTAGGATCTGCGTAAGCATTGATTGCTTCTACAACCTGCCCTGGAAGCTTCTTGTCGTCTGGCTGCTTGGATACACCACCAAGAAAGTTAGGTATTAGTTGAGTTACACTTGCCATCAGCGATACAATGCCTTATAGGGTTCATAGCTGTTGTAGTAGTTGGCTCCACGAGGATGACCAAAGAAGGTGTAGTCTCCTTGGTTGCATTCATACTCAAGAGCCATCGCACGGGTGTATGCTTCTTTCTGTTGCAGCATCTGGTATTGAGTACTATCACCAACAATACGTGAGGATGTGATACTGGCAGCTCGTGCAACGATGTAGTCTTTGATTGGTGTCGGAAGATCGACCCAATCAAACAACCACACCACATCACACAGCACCTGTTCGGTGAAGGTGTACGAGTGAGCAGTGCGGTCATACAGCTTCCCACTACGACGTACAACATCCCGATCCCTGTAGCTAGGAGTCAGATCTAGTTGGAGTACGTTGTTGGGAATGAGAATCTGGTTGTTGTTGTCGGGAGTGAACGGGTATTCATACTCCCGGTTAAAGGTCCATCCTTCTGCCTGAACCTCCCGTGACACCTGTTGAAGGGTGTCGTACGCAATCGCAACGTCCGGGTTGGTTTGATCAAGGGTGGTTACAGGCGCCTGACCAACTGACGCCAGAATTTCATTAACAGCTTGAAGCTCAGTCTGAGCGTTAGTGGTAGGGAATGGCATAACAGAAATGTTGTATGCGATGGATAAAAAAGAGGGGAGACCGAAGCCTCCCCCAATAGATCAGACGTTAGCGATGTTGCACTCAACGCCAGGATAAGCAGTACGCAGACCCTTGGTGGTCGAAGCCACAGCAGAGTCAGCGACAGCAGAGCCATAACCAAAACGAGTCTTGGCTACAGAAATACGAACGGCATCAGTGGTGCAAGCACCGTTGTTGCCAGCAGCTACAGAAGCAGCCATGATGTTTTACCTCAATCAGGGAGTAGGAGCGACGTAAGGCAGCTTGCCGTCTACGTCATCAGTCTTCACCTTGTCGAGGCGAATGCCCTGACCCGAAGCCACAGTCCGACCAAACTCCACAGGAGTCAGCGGATTCTGAGTTTGCGAGTTGGTAATACTACCAATGGCATTTCCTTCAACAAGGATCACCGAAGTGCCAGGAACAATAGACATGTGTCTTGCTCCTTATCAGGAACGAGCAGACTGCAGCTCGATAGCGCAGGCAGGGTTCAGGGTGCCGCAACCCATGGCAAGACGACCCACAATGATGTCACCTTGATACATGGTGCGAACGTCAGAACCAGTGGTCTGCACTTGAGGACCAATGGCCTCAACCACACCAGCAGCATCTTTGTGGTAGATCAGACCGCAGTGGGTGCTGAAGTTACCGGAGTAGTCGTTGTTCTCACCGTTCACAGCAGCAACAGTACCGGCCAGGAAGGGCAGGTTGTTGGAGCGCTTGATGGGAATACCAGCGATCTCATAGAGACCCTCACCGGACTGCAGGCTACCGGAGGTGTTACCGAAGTCACGGTTCAGGATGTTGCTGTCAACCTGGCTCACCAGTGCGTAGTACTGACGAGGGGACAGCACAGCCATACGACCCTGCTTGGGCAGGTTCTTCTCATCCATGATGGAAGCAGCTTCAAAGAAGGCATCCACCAGAGCTTGAGCGTCGTACTCTTTCTGCACACCCAGTTGGATGATGCTACCGCCGGGCTCAGGGCCAGGAGCAGCAGTGATCGGGTGAGCTTCACGAGCAGCCTTAGCGATCTGACGGAAGATCTTCTTGTCGTAAGCTTCAGCCAGAGCGTGGCCGATCTTAGCGGCGATCTCAGAACGCAGGCTGTAGTGGGCGAGAGTCTCATCAAGGTCGTAGACAAATGCGCTGGAAACCAGCAGGTCGTCGCAGACGATGGTCTTCTCAGCCACCGGGGGATCGCCAGACCCGAGGATCGGAGTACCGGGTTCATGGTACGAAGCCTCCATACGGCCCGTGAAAATGAACTGCATCGCCTTACCATTCTTCAGGGTACGGCTTTGCACAGTGCCTTTGGCGATAGTGGCGCTTTCATACGCCTTGAACATTTCGCCAGAGAACAGTTTCAGATAAGTTGCATACTTGGTATCGTAAGCAGTACCAAGAGCAAGAGGAGTGGCCGACGTATTATTTACGCGACCAATAGAAGTTACGGTAGTGTTAGCCACAATAGTAAAGAGAGAAGTTTGTGTTCGTTCTCTCTAAGCGCTTAGAGAATCACATGAGTAACCATGTGTTCATTAAAGGTTGTTGTCGTGTCGTCTCTCCGACTGTCATGACTAAAGGTTGTCTTCCGTAGAAGGCCAATAGTCAATAAGAGCAGGGTCCGACTCTGAGGTGCCCTGCTCTATTTAGCTATTTAGTTTTAGATGTGTAAGCAACGCCGCGATACTTCAGCTTCTGCTCCTTGTCAGCAGCTTTCTGCTCCCGGACACGGGCATCCGTCTCGACTTGAGTCATTGTTCTGGATTGAAGTACCTGACCCCCGTTCCATGATCAGGCGGTATGCGTCCCGAAGGATGAACGTACGTTGCTTACTTCTTCGCAGTCTTTGCTGCCTTCTTAAATTGTGCCGCAGTCGGCGCACCACTCGATCCAGGCTTTCTCATCTTCTCACCAGAACCATTCTTGATGCGAAGACGCTTGGCGTGGATGTTGGCGTAGAGACCGGGTTTCATCAGCAGCCTTTCTTGCCGCCGCCACCCTTACCGCCTTTACCTTTCATGATCAGGCAGGCCAGGCAGCACCACCGGCTTGAACCTTCACACCTTTCGGGCTCAGTTCAGTCAGTGTTTGAGCAGTCTCGCCATAAGCACTAATAAATGCTTGGCTGTTAGCAGTAGGAGTGACGTACTGCACAGTCACCGAAGACACCTTCGGATCATAAGGAGTTGCTTTAGCCATTGGTCTACTTGTTCATACGACGTTTAATGGATTCGTTCTGCTTTCTGCGTTGAGCATCTCTAGCCAGTTGCTGAGAGTCAGCTTCCCGAATCTTCATCCTAGCCATTTCAGCCTTGGCGATTCCAATGTTGTAGTTCCAGCGGTTCTCGCCTTCATAATCAACATTATCCATCCCTTTGATTGGGCTCTTAGAGTTTGCTTTAGCCCTAGCTGCAATAGACTTTTGCAGTTTTTCTGCAGCTTGCATCTTGCTGCGTTGTTTCTTTAGATCGGAGTCCCAATCTGGGGACATGCCCCGTTTACGTTGTTGCGGCATTTATTTGACCGGAGAAATGGTGACTTGACCGACACCAGCACTTCTCAATCCAATCACCTCAGCAGCAGCACGGCTAAGGTCAATGTCCCGACCATGAACAAAGGGTCCACGATCATTGATACGGACATTAACGCAGCGTTTGTTTGAGGTGTTGCAGACTCGCACCTTAGTTCCAAATGGAAGGGTGCGGTGTGCTGCAGTCATGGAATGCATGTTGTAGATCTCACCGGAGGCGGTGCGATTACCGTGATACGGATAGCCATACCACGATGCAAGAGAAGCGAGAGTGAGTGTCAGAGTAAGCATGAGTTCATTGCAAAGGACTTGTATATTGCTTACTCTTCCAACATCATTTAGAAGTTGAGATCGGACATCTCAAGCTTCGCGGCTACATCTGCACGGTACGCAGGATCATTGTCGTAGCGAGGATCACTCATGGCACGCACAAGTTCAGCTTGACTACGGAACCCTTGAACCTGAGACGGTGCTTTACCAGTCAGCATCTGGCCGTCATAACCTTGAGCTTCTTGGAACCTAAAGGCAAGAGCATTCACAGCGAAGTAACAGGCAAGAGGATCACCCCGTTCCATTACTGCGTCGTACATGTTGATCTCTTGTTCAGACAGGGATTCCTGTGCCCAAGCCATCATTTGACCATACTGCTGTTCACCACCGACAATGCCTTGAAGGTTGCTAACATCCTCAGCACTGATGGTTTCAACAGCACCACCTTCCTCAACCTGTGAGCGATACTCCAGGTACATCTGAGCAAGGTCAGTAGGATCCATGTTCTGCAGAGCCTCAAGAGTCTCTGGTGAATACTCGTCCTGTGCTTCTTGCCACAGACGCTCAAGGAAGTCGACATCAACTTCTTCGTCTTGAACCTCTTCTTCTTGTGAAGGCTCTTCTTCAGCGGTGTCAGCTTCGCGATTGCCAAGCTTTCGTTGCAGCTCAATGTAGGCTTGTTCGAGATCCTCTGCATCTTTGAACTTACCAGCAAGCAGTTGTTGCTGTTGTTCTTCAAGAGCTTCACCCACTTGAAGTGAGTCAAGTTCTTCTGCAGAGAACTCACCGTCTTGAGCTTCAGTCGGATCGTACGTCAGTGTAGCCATTAGTTGTGATTACTTTGAGATTACCAAGACCAACTCGTTCAACACGATTGGGAACACCGATGGTCGGTTTGCCGATCTTGGTGCGTGGTGCGTATTTGTTGCCGGACTCATCAAAGAGTTCACGATCCTCAGCCGATAGGGGCTGGGGCACCGGCTTGTTCTTCTGGCGCTGGGGCCGCGAGGGGATTGCCTTGTCCATTGATCATCTCCATTGCTTGTGGGTTTTTACTTGGATCCATCAGGGGAGTCTTAGCCAACTGACCAATCTGTTGAGTAAGCATCATGTCCTTCTGGAGGTTCATGTTCTCCATCTGTTCTTGCTTCATGTCAGCAACACTCTTGACGAGGTTCAACACGTCGATGCCTTGAGCAGCAGCCAGACGTTTGATTACTTCATCACTGTTGATGTACTTCGCAAGAGCTTCAGGCCCCATCGTTTGTGCAATGGTCTGCAGGAACGAACCAAGACTTTCTCTATCTTGTCCTCGACCCAGTGCATTAACACCAGCAACAATAGTAGGCTTAACAATGTCCTTTGGCAGACGTGGAATCTGACCAGTCTTTTGGAAGACATTGAGCTTACGATTTAAATACGGAACAAGGAACTCAGTTGTCAGCAAGCTGAACAGTCCACCGAGTTGTTGTTCCAGTTCCATTTGAGTCATCCGTACTTCTTCAGCAGTCGTACGTTCTGACTGCCTTACAGAAAGGATGAGGAATGCTTCAGACAACCGACGTTCCAACTGCTGCATCATTTCAAATGCAGTTCGGAAGTCAGCAGTCTTTCCAACCTGAATGACACCAATGTCATCCGGCCTTCCTTGAACGATGGCACCATTGCCTGCCTGCGCCAGCGTGGCCGGTTTGGTGGTGCTTGAGGGTGACACTACGAAGACAACCTTAGCGGCTGCTGCAGAGCCTTCTACAAGGGCCTGAGAGAGTGCTTCAAGGGACCGTAGGTCACCGATGAATTCCTCAACCCTGCCTCGTCCATAGACTTCACCATCAACAGTATTGAAACGAAGGACTAGCCAGGGGTTTGCTTCAACAGGTGCTTTACCCATTGAACCTGGAATGATCTTGTCTTCGTATTCTTGATGCCAGACAAACCTATTGTTGTCTCGACGGATGTGTGTGTAGATGTCTGCCTCATCATTCCGTTCTGCCTCAGTGCCTGCCACATCATTGGGCACAGCCATGGGTAGAACCTTCATGAGAAGCTTCTTTGAGATGCGTTCTTTTGTGACTATTTCAAGCACATTACCGTTGCCATCTCTTTCTACAACGTAGCGATTCAAGGGGTACAGCTTGAGCTGTTTCTCTCCCATGAAGATCAACGCATTACCTGTCACCACTAGATGCTTCAGTGCTTGGTGTACAACGACACGATCACTGGAAGCAGCAATAGATTCAAGGATGATGCGTTCGATCTTCGCAAAGGAAAGATCCAACTCTGACTTAGCTTCGGGAGGAAGCTCAGTACCCAATGCACTATCATTTACCTGTAGCTTAAAGAAGCTGGTTTGAGGAGGCAGTAGTGCCAGCATCAACTTAGATGCCAGAGTGACTACTCCCTTTGCGCCAACGCTTTGCCATGGTGTAGGTAGATGACGTGCCCCTTTGACCCACTCCTCTTCACCACGATTGAGGTAAGGAAGAGTCAGGTCAGCAGCTTGTCTTGCTACGTTTAGAAAGTTTGAACGGTCACTTGCTAAATAGTCATACCGTGATTTGGCTGACATTAGCGTCCAGTATTAAGTGAGTTTCCGTATTGCAGTCCACGGCCAAGCAGACCAGTACCACGTCCGTAGATACCAAGTTGACGAAGACGTGATTTAGCACGATTGAGTTTGTTGGCACCAAGAGCACCAAGTCCTCCACCAGCCATCATGCCAGGACCAGGGTCAGATGTTGAAGCGACGGGATCTGTCGTCACAGGATCTTCTGTAACAGGATCCTGTACGGTTTGATCGTTATTTACCTGATTTGGCACATAACCTACGCCACCAATTGGGTTCTTGATTACCTTTTTATCTTGTTCAGGTAGTGAGTACTGCTTACCAAATCCGCGAACGGTTTCACGTCCACCAGGGCGGATAGCAGTTCCGCCCATCATGAACCTGCGATCCGTACCAGGAGTCACCGAGCCATAACCACTTTGAGGATTTTGGTAGCCGCCGCTTGCGCGAGTTCCACGCATACCTTCTAATGCTTGACCAATCCTCCCAGTGCCAAAGGTAGGCTTCTGGGTTAGCCCGTAGAAACCACCATAAGCAGGCCCAGCCTCCTTAATGAGCATGTTAGCGGCACCAGAATTAAGATTAATAC